GAGGACAAGGAAGATAGTACAAGAGACCTAAGGGTCTCTTTTTTTATGATAAATAACTTATATTTACCGTTGTTTCATGCCTGTAGAAAGGATTAGTAGGGGATTTAAGGATCTTAGTATGTCCTTTCAGGTTAATCCCATCAATTCAGACCTAATTGCTACCAAGAATGAGACTGCAATTGCTCGTTCTGTTAGGAATTTAGTCATCACTAGACCTGGTGAAAGATTTTTTAATCCAAATCTAGGTTCTAAGGTGTATGAAACCCTATTTGACAACATGGATGAGATTTCTGCATCCATTATACAAGATGAAATTAGGGATACCATTGATAATTATGAACCTAGAGTGGAATTGATTGAAGTTATAGTTGATCCTGACTATGATAACAATGCTTTTGATGTAGTTATTAAATATAATATAATAGGAATTGATGCTCTTCCTCAACAATTAGCATTTGCTCTACAGCCAACAAGATAAATGGCACTAGTTAATTTTACAAACCTAGATTTTGATCAAATAAAGACCTCTTTGAAGGATTATTTGAGAGCAAATTCTAATTTTACAGACTATGACTTTGAAGGATCAAACCTTTCTAGCATAATTGATGTATTAGCATACAATACTTACATCAATTCTTACAATGCTAACATGATTAGCAATGAAGTATTCATTGATAGTGCTACTTTAAGAGAAAATGTAGTCTCATTAGCACGTAATATAGGTTATACACCCAGATCAAGGACTGCAGCAAAGGCACTAATCTCCTTTTTTGTAGATACTAGTGATTTTACCACTAAACCCATCACTCTAACCCTTAAAAAAGGTATTGTTTCCACTTCTGCCTCAACATTTGGGTCAGAAAGTTACTCTTTTTGCATTCCAAGTGATGTTACAGTGCCTGTAGTTGATGGAATTGCTACATTTGCTGATGTGGAGATCTATGAAGGCACATTTTTAACCTCAAATTTCACTGTTTCAAGTTTAAACCCTGCTCCACCTACAAAATACATCTTAGAAAATGCAAATATTGACACTTCTACTCTAGAAGTCTTAGTTAGAGGCACTCAATCTAGTACTTCTTCTAAAAAATATGTATTTTCTGATACTTTGATAGAAGTTACAGATAAATCTAGGGTATATTTCCTTCAAGAAATTGAAGATCAGAGATATGAGCTCATTTTTGGTGATGGAGTGTTTGGTGAGAAGTTAGAATCTCTTAATTTCATAGAAGTTTCCTATATTACCACTAATGGATCTGCTGGAAACAATGTCTCATCATTCTCATTCAATGGTAGAATTGTAGATAACAATAATAACCTCATTAGTACAGGAATCTGTAGACTCAATTAAGCGTTATGCACCTAAAGTCTACTCTGCATACAACAGAGCAGTGACTGCTGCTGATTATGAGGCACTAATTCCTAAAATTTACCCAGAAACTGAGTCTGTTTCAGTTTTTGGAGGTGAAGAATTGACTCCTCCTAAGTATGGAAAGGTTTTTATCACTATAAAACCATTTTATGGACCTTATGTGCCAGATTCTATCAAAAATAACCTTAATTCTATGCTCAGAAAATATTCTGTTGCTGGAATTGTTACAGAAATCCAAGATTTGAAGTATTTGTATGTAGAAGTTGATGTAAATGCATATTACAACCCTAGTTTAACACCAAGTGCAAATGCAGTTCAAACAGTAGTAATGAATAATATTAATGCTTATGCAGATTCCTCTGAAATGAATAAATATGGAGCAAAATTCAAATATAGTAAATTCCAAGGTGTAGTAGATAATAGTAATGATTCAATTACTTCAAATATTACAAAAGTAGTAATGCGTAGGGATTTGAAACCTGTACTAAACCAAAATGCAGAATATGAACTTTGTTTTGGTAATTCATTCTATATGAAGAATCAAAATGGTTATAATATTAAGTCATCAGGATTCAGTGTATTTGGTCAACCCAATACTGTTTATTTGAGTGATTCTCCTAATGCAGATAAAAAGACAGGAACTTTATTCTTGTTTACATTAGCATCAAAAGGAAATCCTACAATTGTTTCTACTAATATAGGTACTATTGATTATCAAAGAGCAGAACTATTGATTAAACCTATTAATATAATAGGAACATCAAAGCAAGTACAAAATATACCTATAATAGAAATTTCTGGTTGTCCTAAATCTAATGATGTTATTGGACTTCAAGATTTATATTTACAATTAGATATTAGCAATAGCACTGTTGATATGGTTGCTGACAGTATTACATCTGGAGACAGCACTTCTGGTACTAATTACACTGCTACCTCAAGTTATGTTAATGGTGATATAGCTAGATTGACTGATACTGAGAAGCAAAATACCACCCTTCTCTCCTCAGATACATACGTATTAGGAGCTACTAATTTAGAACTTTTAGGTGAGTCTAATCCTACACCAATGAATACTACATCATCATATTAATCCTTTTTTCTTAAATGTCAGAAAATACAAGAGTCAAAATTAGTTCAGTTGTTAAAAATCAACTGCCAGATTTTATAAGAGCGGATTTTCCTCTTGCTGGTGAATTTTTAACACAATATTATACTGCCATTGAAAATCAAGGATCTACTCTTGATATTTTGCAAAATATTGATGAGCATATAAAAATTGATGAGTTAGTAAATGTTATAGATTCTACAACTCTATCTAATAATGTTGGAATAGCAAGTAATACTATAGATGTTAAATCTACCACTGGATTTCCTAATACTTATGGATTAATTCAGATTGATAATGAAATTATTACATATACTGGAATTACAACCAATTCATTTATTGGATGCGCACGTGGATTTAGTGGAATTACATCATATAGAAGTGTTAATAAACCTGATGAGTTAGTATTCTCACAATCTGGTATTGCTACTCATTCTTCAGGAGCAGTAGTTAATAATTTAAGTATTAGATTCTTACAAGAGTTTTTTAAAAAGGTAAAGAAGCAAATTGTACCAGGATTTGAAGAAAGAACTTTATCTGATGATATAGATCAAAGACTATTTGTTAAACAAACAAAAGATTTCTATTCTTCCAAAGGAACTGACCAATCTTTTGAGATTTTGTTTAGAGCACTTTATGGAAAAGATGTAGAAGTCATAAAACCAAGAGATTTTCTCTTTATACCATCAGATGCTGATTATAAAGTTTCAAAACAACTTGTAGTTGAGTCTGTTGATGGAGATCCTATGGATCTTGTAAACAGGAACTTATTTCAGGATGCTGTATATGGATTTGCTAAAGCAAATGGTGCTATTAGTGATGTAGAAAAAATAATAAGAGGAGAAAAGACTTATTATAGATTAAGTTTGGATTATGATCATAATTTAGATAAAGTAAGCGGTGATTTTTCTATACATCCTAATACTAGATTAATAAATTCTGTTTCTGTAGGATCTACTGTACTAGATGTTGATTCTACTGTTGGATTTGGAACTACAGGTACTTTAGTTGCTAGTTTCGCTGATGGATCAAATACTAATATAAATTATACTTCAAAATCCTTAAATCAATTTTATGGATGTTCTGGAATAGATAAAAATATATTATTAAAGCAAGATTTAAGATTAGATGCATTTGCTTATGGATATTCTGGCATAGGAACTGCAGATGTAGTTAAAGTTAAAGTAACTGGAGTTTTATCAGATTTAAATTGCGAATTTAATGCTACTTATTATAATGAGGAAGGTAGTGTTATTGAACCTAAAGGTTTAGGTTCTATTTCTAGGAGTGAAGTAACTAAAAACTTATTTACTAATATTTCTATTACATATAATGTAGAATCCATAGAACTTATTGATGATTCTAACTTTACTTACAAATTAAGTCTTACTGATAACCATGATTTTAAATCTGGTGATGATGCATTAATTAGTGGTCTTTCTTGTGAAATTATTTCTCTTGTAAGTTCTAAAGAAGTCTTAATTAAAGGTTCTGGTGAGTTAAATCCCAATGCAACATATAGTATACAAAGATTGCTATCTAAGTCTAGATTAAGTAACTATCCTACTGCTAGTATTTACACTACTAATGTTCAGAATTCTTATTTAGATGATAATGAGGTATATATTGCTTCTCCATCAATTCCAAGTTATTTTAATGATGCTTTAGACATTAGAGAGACTGATATTACATTCTCTGGGTCTTTTACTAATAGCACTGAGATAGTTATTAGCAATCACGGTCTAATAACTGGTGATAGAGTAACTTATGTTAATGGTGGTGATGATAATAAATTAGATATTGATGAAAGTGATTATTTCATCAAAAAGGTTGATATTAATACCATTAAACTTTCTAAAAGTAATGCAAATATTTCTAATGACATATATGTCTCTTTTAGTGGAACTGTAACTAATAATAAATTTGAACTTACTAGATTTGCTCAAAAATCAATACAATCTCAAAAATTAATAAGAAAAATTAAAGATCCTGTTTCCTCTTTAATTAATAAACCCACTCCAAGAGGAAAAACTGGTATTTTAGTAAATGGAGTAGAAATACTAAATTACAAGTCTAATGATGTTGTATATTATGGTCCAATTGAAGAAATATCAGTAACTAGTGGTGGTAATAATTATGATGTAATAAATCCACCTATTTTAACAGCAACAGATGATGTAGGTGCTGGAGTATCTGCATATTGCGAAGTTCAAGGTTCTATAGAAAGAATTGATGTTTTAGATGAAGGATTTGATTATCTTTCTGCTCCAACTTTAAAAATAACTGGTGGAAATGGATCTGGGTGTATTGCATATGCAAATCTAATTCAAAAAGATCATTCATTGACATTTGACTCTACTTCTACTGGAGGATTTGTTAATCTTACAAATAATACAATTGGATTCTCAACATTCCATAAATTTAGAGATGGAGAACTTGTAACTTACATTACAGATACTCAAACTGCTATTGCTGGATTATCTACTGATTCTCCTTACTATTGTTCTATTAAAGATGCAACTACAGTATCATTACATACCAATTATCAAGATGCAATTACTGGAGTATCTAGTATTGGACTTACTGGATTTGGAGCAGGTATTCAAGAACTTAAATGCGCAAACAAGAAGAGAGTAGTTAGTTCTATAAGTATTGGAAGTTCAGGTTCAGGTTATACAAATAGGTTAACTTCAGTTACTTCTTCTGGAATCAACACTGCTACTAATACTATCAATATATCTAATCATGGATATAAGACTGGAGAATTGGTAAAATATGATAATAAATCAACTCCTATTATTGGACTTACAACTTTAACAAATTATTATGTCACTGCTGTAAATGGTGGTTCATTCAAACTATCTGCTGTTGGAGTAGGATCTACTCCAGCTAATTTCTTTGTAAAGAATAAGGAATATGTTAATTTATTATCTGGGGGATCAGGTATTAATGAATTTAATTATCCTCCAGTTGAAGTATCTTTAGAAGGACACATAGGAGTTTCAACTCTTTCTGGTCAGAATTTTAATGCTTCTTTAAGACCTGTAGTTAGGGGATCTATTGAGTCAGTATATATTGCTAATGGTGGTGTGGGATATGGATCTTCTGATATTATCAATTATAATAGACAACCAACCTTCACTGCAAAAAACGGTAAAAATGCTCAATTAATTCCTGTAATAGGTGTTGATGGGAAATTGCAAGAAGTTATAATATTGAATAGTGGAAGTGAATATAATTCACCACCAGATCTTAAAGTAGAAGGAACTGGTAAAGGAATTAAGATTATTTCTATTTTGAAAAATGGATCTGTTGATTCTGTTAAAATAATTAGTAGTGGTATAGGTTACACTTCTACTGATGCAATTATAAAGGTAACATCTAATGGTGATGGAGCTAAATTCTATTCTAATCCAAAAACTTGGACTATTAATAGTGTAGAAAGATTAATACAAAATGATCAGATTACAACTGATGATGGAATTGTTAGTACTGGATTAAATGAGGATTATGGTCTACAATATTCACATTTATATGCTCCTAGAAAATTAAGGCAATCAACCTACATTAAAAAAACTGTAGGTGATAAAGAAGTTTTTGTTCCTGATTTATCTCTTGAAAATGATATTGAGCAAGTCTCTGTTAGTCATTCTCCAATAATTGGATGGTCTTATGATGGATCTCCAATTTATGGTCCATATGGTTATACTAATGCTTCTGGTGGTCCTATTAAGATTCTAGAATCAGGTTACTCTCCATCCATATCTACTAATAGACCCAACCCTCTCACATCTAATGGTGAGATGATATATTCTGAAGGATTTTTTGTAGAGGATTATTCATATTCAGATGATAAAGATTTAGATGAACATAATGGAAGATTCTGCAAAACTCCAGAATATCCAAATGGTGTTTATGCATATTTTTCTCTTATAAATCCTACAATCAATGATGACTCTGGTTCATTTAAAAATTATAGAAAACCTCAATTCCCATATTTCATAGGTAATTCTTATAAGCATCAAGCTATTGAATTTAACTTTAATTCTAGATCAAATCAGGATTTAGTAGATCTCAATGCTACAAATTTAGTTAGAAATACTACTCCTTATAATTTCCTTCTTAATGATACAAGTTATGATTTTCTAGTCAATCCTAGTCAAATTCATAAACAAAGAACTTATGTTGATACTGTTACTGCTGGAAAGATAGATACTGTTGGCGTTAATACTGGAGGAACAGGATATAAGGTAAATGATGAAATAGTATTTGAAGATGCTGGATCTAGTGGTTATGGATCTAAAGCTTTAGTTGAAAGTATTGTAGGAAAAACTATAAATCATGTTAGTGTTGCTTTTACAGAGTATTCTAATGTAGAATTTATATTGGGTAGATCTAGTGGACAATTTATTGGTTATACTACAGATACTCATAATTTCCGTACAAATGAGTCATTATATATTTCTGGATTAAGCACTTCTGGAATACCAAATAATTCTGAAGTGACTGTTGGTGTAATCACTGATACTTTTAAATTAGATACTGCTATAAGTGCTTCTTCTGCTACAGGTATTGCTACTTATCTTAATTTAACTGGATATTTAAGATATCCACATATTATAGAAAATGATATATTAGGTATAGGAACTGAAAGTGTAAAAGTATTAAATGTAGATTCTGATTTATCTAGAGTTAGGG